CATGCCGGTTACCGGCGTAGTAGGTCCAGCAGTTGTGAATCATGAGGAAGGCCGTCTTGGCCACTTCTCGCTTGGTCCCGGCCATTGCGATCACCGACGCGGCCGAAGCAGCCAGGCCAAGCACCTTGGTGGTGATTTCCTGAGAGTGCTCGAGGAGACGGTTATAGATCGCGATCCCCTCAAACATGTCGCCACCCGGGGAGTTGATATAGACCGTGACGGGCTTGTCGCCGATTGCGCGCAGCGCAGCGTCAACACGCTTGAGCGTCACGCCGTCGCCGTACCAGTCTTCACCGATGATTCCGTACATGGTGATGGTGTCGGTACCGGCTTCCAGTGCAGCGCGAAGGTCCGGATTCCACATATCGAGCGCACGAGGGCTCAGCTCACAGCGAAAGCTGCCGGCCTTGATGTTCAGCTGCATGGTTACTCCTGATTCTGGCCAAGCCAGTTTTTAAGGGCGGCCTGCGCGGCCTGGCCATCGGTTGAATTGCCCAGTTTGTCGATGGGCGCCAGGTTGGTCTGCACAGTGAGCACCGCGGCGTTTCCGCCATGGCGCGGCAGATTTTCTTTAATTCGGCACTCGTCGCGGGTCATGATCCCGTTCTGGGTCATCTTGCTGTACCACTCAGCGCGTCCGGCGCTGTCGGCCTTGAGAAAGGCTTCAAGCGAATATTCTGCATAATGGGACTGCCGCTCGACTGGGGTCAGAAGCCGCTTGTTCACACACTGCTGGATCTGATTGGTAATCGAACTGATGCTGAATGTCAGAAAGGCAATCATCTGCTGTTCGAGGCCTGTCCCCCAGTTGCTGCCGGAATCCGTCTTGCCAACCATCCAGGGCGGCACGCCAAACCACCGGCAGACCTCTTCAATGCTGTATGACCTGGACTCCAGGAGCTGGGCATCAACCGGGTCAATACCGATGGACTCTGGCGTGATCCCCTGCTCAAGCACTGGGGACCGACCAGCATTGAGCGCGCCTGATATCTGCTTCACATAGTCGCGAAACTCATCACGCTGCTCAGGCTTCAGTATGCGATCAACCTTGAAAGCCACCGCCGGTAACAGCCCGTTCTTGAAGGTGCCGTTCGCCGCATCATCAGCCGACATCGCGGCGCCGAAAACGTCCGCACCATAACGAATAGCTGAAAGCCCCACTCGGCCATCAAGACTGAAGGCCGGGATGTGAAGCATGTTTTGGCGCTCGATCTGTCGCCTCGCCCCCTTCCTCGGCCTGTACCAGTAAGTGATTCGCCCTTCGTCATCGAGATCAAGATCTACTCGCGACGGAAGAAGGAAATCCAGCGCAACGATACGAGAGCCAATGCGCAGAATCTCCGCGAAAGCGTTTCCTCGCAGCAACATGGCCGCAACCATCGCCTGCCAGAACTGAAACGCCGTCATGTCCTCGTTGGGGCTGTTGTGGATAACGTCATACAAGCCAAAGTCGCGCGCATCCTTCCTGCCACCATCGACTTCACGGCGATAGACACCGAGCGGAAGGCCCGCAACCGAGGTCGAGATAATTCGGACACAGGCCCAGACGGCCGAAAGCTGCATGGCATTGTCGACGGTTACAGTCTTTCCGGAGCTGGACTGGCCGCCGAGGAACTGGCCCCAGAACCCACCGTCACTCAACTTGATGGATTTTCCGAACCATTCGCCCAGTGAGGCTTTTGGCTGGCTGGCTGCTCGGCCAATTACCGCCGATAAGGATTTAGTCACCTTTTAGCCCCTTGCGCACAAAACCAGCGATTAGAAGTAAAGAAGCTCCGCCCGCCAGCAAAGACCAGCCCAAACCAAACAGGACATAGACACCGCTGATACCCACGGCAAACCCAGCCAAAGCGGTAAAGATGTATACGTGCAGTGGATTCATACGATGATTGGATTCCGAATGGCGGCCATGAAGTCGTCATTCCCCCGGCCTTCAGGGTTCAAGGAAATCAAGGTCACAGCGTTGAAAAGAGCCATCAGCGGATCAATCTTGGCCGACCCGCTGGCTTGTTTGGTGATCAGTATTGAGTTGGCCCGAGGTTCAACTTTGGCGTTGCCGACACACCAAGCCATCATCGGGCGTCCGGCGTGTTTCATGCCGCCCTCGGCCAGCTTGCGTTCGGCGGTCTTGATGGCGCCGCCAAGTTTCCAGCCCTGGCTGATCGCGACAATTTTTTCGGCGGGAATCTCCCGCTCGATCATGGCGTCGTAAATCGCGCCAATGCCTACCGGGTCAACACCCACTTTGTCGAGCAGGCCCGAAGCCTCGATCTGTTCGACCAGATCGGCAACATCTGAAACGTCGTCGCCAATGCGGATGGATAACGTGAGGTCTCCATCCTTTTCGAAGTCGTGGAAGCGCGGAGCTTCGGACTTTCGCCGCTCAAGCACCGAAGGGTGCGCCCAGGCATGCGTCCAAACCAGCCAGTCCCGAGTTCGTTTGTCACGGCCCACCGCAGCGAATCCCAGCAAGTCATCAAGGCCGCCACCATCGATGCCGACGTCTATGACCTCTGACATCGCGATGAGCATGTCAAGTGTCAGCACGGGCACCGCTGCGGCTGCCCAAAAGTCCGCGCCTGCCCATCGATCCGAACGTAATGCCAGACCGATCTCGACGTTCAGATGCTTGGACATAAAGCCCAGCACTTCTGCCTCGCCTGCCTCTTCGGCTTTTTTCATTTCCCGAATCAGAAACTTCTCGCTCACCGAATACCCCATGTTTGGGTTGGTGATGTAGAAGTTTTCCGGGTTTCGGTGCTCTTTTGCATCCAAGATGCGCTGAGGAAACTCGTAGATCACCGGCAAGAAATTCGGGTCGATGATCGTGCCGTCGCGAACGCCCCGGGCGTACTGCAGCTTTTCCCGAAACACACCCGCCGGCGGCTGGTCGGACTGGGTGGTTAGGTAAATTACAAACCCTTCCGGCCTTGAAGCCAGTCCGCCGGTCGCTTCACGCAGCATGTTCGCGGCATGCGGGTTCTTGCCGAATAGGTGAAGCTCGTCAACGAGCACCACAGCCGCCTTCTTGCCGCCTACCGTATTCTGATCAGCCGCGACAACCTTCAGAGTTGCACCTGACTCCCGATGGGTGATCGTGCGTAGATGATCCTGTACGTGCAGCAGCGCCGACAGTTCCTCGTCATGCTTGACCATGTCGCGGGCTGGCGCATAAGCATTGTTGGCGACCTCAATCGTCGGTGCCAGGATGATGAATTCTGCCGACTGCCTCCAGTTCCTGATCAGGACGGTGAGCATGATCGCTGCGGCGATGGTGCTTTTTGCGTTCTTCTTGCTGATCAGCAGGAAGAACTCTTGAATCAGTCGCTCCCCCGTGTCGCCGTTATACGCGCCGAAAATTGCCCCGGCCAAGTCCGTTATCCACGGAGCACAGGAGTCCCCAATCAGAGGGCTACCAGGCGCATCTACGATTTTCAGATCGTTCAGGACCTGCATGCAGGCCTCTGCCTCTGCTGGAAACAGCGGCGGAAAGGGCACAAGTGACTGGCGGTTGACGATTCGCGATTCCCAATCGGGGCACGACGTGTCCCAAGTAGGTTCGCTCAATTATTTCACCGATCGTAAATGGCCAGGGGGCGGCGGGGATGCACCAAACTTTCCTTTCGATGCGGACTTGGCGGCATTTTCCTTTTCTTCTTTTTTGCCGCCCTCACCTTTGCGGGGATGAATGAACGGCATCAACGCCTTCGCAGCATCCCGCCTGTCTTTGCGATCAAGGGTGGGATCGTTCATATCATCGAGCAGGTAATCTTTCGGATCGGTGTACAAGCGACCAAACGAGGATGGTTCCTCAGGTATGTTTTCGGGGTTATCCGCGGGAGGGCTGAGCGAGCTTTCCATGACTTCACTTACGTGCTTTGCAGTGTCGGCCTGGGCCTTTGAGGGCTTGGCTTTAACAGCCGCTTTAACATCGCCTTTAACATCCGCGTTAACAGGGAAGAGCGCGTTAAGTTTGTGCAGTTCGCGGATGACATCCGGGTCCTTCGCCAGCCTCGACCCCGCGGCTGACGCGGTCTTCTCTGAGCATCCCGCCGATATCGCCGCCTCTTTATTTGACGCACCCTCCCTCACAGCGACGATGAAAGCGCGCTTTTTGGAGGTCAGGGCCATCTTTAACAAAATCCTGTGAGGGGGAAAAAATCTCTACGTGCGGTCGGGGGCGGTGTCCGGCACCAAAGGTCCCACGGTTTCGACCCGCCCCGCCGGGGCAGTGACGTGCCACACAAAAAAACGGGGCGTTTTCATCTCTTTGAAGCACGCCATTTACGTGCCTCTAGCACCCACCTTGCGCCGCCTCTCGCGCCGTCTTCGCCTGGTGGCAAGGAACGCACAGTGCCTGCAGATTGGCATCATCATCAGTCCCGCCTTGGGCGATGTTGATGATGTGGTCAACTTCGAGATCCAGCGTGACGAGCTGGCAGACTTGGCAGGTGTACTTGTCGCGGATCAGGATCAGTTCGCGCTTTCGCCGCCATGGGCGGCCGCCCCTTCCGGAACCCCAGCCACGCTCGG